TACATCTTCAATTGATCCTTATTTGAATTTTGAAGGTTTACAAGTTTCTGCAACTAACCCTGGATATGTCAAAATAAACAATGAGGTAATCAGATATACTTCCATAAATTCAAATGGAACTGGTCTTTCTGGAATTACTAGAGGAGTGTTTGATAGCGTTGCAGGTTCGCATACTACAAATAATTTTGTAGAAAAATATGAACTAAATGGTGTATGTTTGGCTAGATTCAATAAGACACATAATTTTGCTGATGTTAATGTTTCTGTCGGAACATCAAGAACCCTTGATAGTTTCTATGTCAAGATAGATACTACTGGTACAGTTGATGGATCTATTACTATCCTTCCAGATAGAAGTGGATCTGGTTCCCTACCAAAATTATTCTTTAACGAAACCAAGATGGCTGGTGGAACAAATGTTAAGTCTAGTAAGAACTTGCAGTTTGAGCTGATTCATCCAAATGTACAAGTATTCACACCAGCAGAAACAACAATAGATGCAAATGTAAGAACAATTACTGCGACAAGTATTGGAGCATATCAAAATGAAACACCAGAACCTTCTTTCGAAGATATGGGATTTGAATCTGTTGTTCTCAATGAAAATAACTATTTTGATTCTCCAAGAATGGTTGCTTCTAGAGTGAATGAGGATCAATTCGTTAATGGCCTCCCAGGATCAAGATCTTTGACTCTGGAACTTAATTTGAATAGTAAGCACAAAGATATATCTCCTGTCGTTGATACCACAAGAGTCAATGCCATTCTCTCCACAAATAGAATTGACAATCCAGTTAAGGATTTTGCTAATAACGGCGATATTATGGATTCATTTACAGAACCACATGCAGCAGTATATCTGACCCAAGCGATTAGGTTGGAGCAACCTGCAACTTCTATCAAATTGATGTTGCTTGGAAATAGACCACCCGGAACCGATATCAGAGCTCTGTACAAGATATTCAGAAATGATGGTCCAGATAATCCTGAGTTTGAATTATTCCCAGGTTACAATAATCTCGGAGATAATAGTGAAATATTAGATCCAAGAAACAGTGATGGATTGCCAGACACTTTTGTTCCAATTAATGGTTCAGATATTGAATATTCTGATTATGAATTTACCATTGACAATTTGCCTGAATATGAAGTTTATCAAGTCAAGATCTTATTCACTTCCACAAATCAGGCCGTTGTTCCCAAAATCAAAGATCTAAGAGTTATAGCATTAGCATAATTATGAAGAATATACCAGTAAAAGATAAGAAAAATCTTTTTAGGGATGAAAACTCCCATGCCATCATAAATACTGATAGGCAGGCATATAATACCTACAAAAATCTTAGGGAACAAAAGTTAAAAGAAAAGGAAGAAATTGATTCTTTCAAAAGTGATTTAGATACTATGAAAAATGAAATTAATGAGATAAAGTCCCTACTCTATAAATTAGTGGAAGATAAGTAATGGCACAACCATCATCTAGACAAACTTTCGTAGATTACTGCAAAAGACAACTAGGAGCACCAGTCCTAGAAATAAATGTTGCCGATGAACAAATCGACGACTTAGTTGATGATGCTCTGCAGTATTTTCAGGAAAGACATTTTGATGGAGTTTTTCCAACACTTCTAAAGTATAAATTTACTCAGGCAGATATTGATAGAGGAAGAGCCAAAGGTGGTCCCAATAGTCCAGTAGGTATCGCATCGACATCAGCTACATCAGTTATTGATGGTGCTTCAGTACAATTTGATTTTGAAGAGAATAGCAACTATCTTAAAGTTCCTGATGATGTTATTGGTATAACAAAAGTTTTCCAATTTGAAGGATCTAACTCAGTTAGTTCTGGAATGTTCAGTATTAAATATCAATTATTTTTGAATGATATTTATTTCTGGGGATCAACAGAACTTCTCACATATGCAATGACTAAGAGATATCTTGAGGATATTGATTTCTTATTATCCACTCAAAAGCAAATAAGATTTAATCAAAGAATGAATAGATTATATCTTGATATAGATTGGTCAAGTGTTTCTCCAAACAATCATCTAGTCATAGATTGTTATCGTGGAATGAACCCAGATACTCATACTAAAGTCTGGAACGATTCATTTCTTAAGAGGTATGCTGTTCAACTTATTAAGAGACAGTGGGGACAAAATATGATTAAGTTCCAAGGAATGAAACTTCCTGGAGGAGTTGAATTAAATGGTCGTCAGATGTATGACGATGCAGAGAAAGAACTTCAAATAATTAGAGAACAGATGTCTAATACCTATGAACTTCCACCCTTTGATATGATTGGATAATGGCATTAAATCCCTTTTTTCTCCAAGGTTCCAAAGGCGAACAAGGCCTGATGCAGGACCTTATAAATGAATCAATAAAGACATATGGTGTAGAAGTACACTATATGCCTAGATTATACTTGGGAGAAAACACAGTCATAAAAGAAAATATTGTCTCTGCATTTAAGAGCGCATTACCAATTGAGATGTATGTGCAGAACTATGATGGATGGGAAGGACAGTCTGTAGAATTATCAAAATTTGGAATCGAATCAAAAGATGAGATAGTGCTAGTAGTATCTCAAGAAAGATATGAAATGTATATCCAACCTTTGATTGAGAGAATACCAAATGTTAAATTAGCAAGTAGACCAAAAGAAGGAGATATTATCTATTTCCCACTAGGAGATGTTCTTTTTGAGATTAAGAACGTTAAGAGAGATAAACCATTCTACCAGCTACAAAAGAACTATGTTTATGAATTAACATGCGAACTCTTCAGATTTGAAGATGAAATTATTGAAACTGGTATCAGTGAAATTGATGATGAACTTGTCGATCTTGGATATCAGGCAACATTTACTCTTACTGGAGCAGGAACCTCTGCTTCCGCTATAACTGGACCTATAGTGTCTAGTAGTGGTGTTCAGAGTATAACAATGTTAGATAAGGGATATTCTTATACTACGGCACCACTAATCGCTATATCTCCACCACCTTCTGGGGAAACAGCAACAGCTGTTGCTATAACAACTGCCATTGGTGATGGAAGTTTTTATGTTGATCGACTTGAAATAACCAATCCTGGATATGGATATTTGGAAAGTCCAGACATTCAGTTCATTGGTGGAATTAATGACAACACCAGAATAGCTTCTGCTAAAGCAAATATCGCTGAAGGAACTATTGGTATAGTTACAGTAACCAGTGGAGGAACTGGTCACATCACACCACCACTCATTACTTTCAACGGACCAATTGGAGTGGGAACAACAGCATCTGGAGTGGCTATACTAACTGATGGTGTTGTTTCTTCGATTAGAATTACTAATTCTGGTGCTGGATATACAACTGCCCCATCAATTTCTATCGCTATTCCTGAATCTTTCGGAACAGATGGAACTGCGGACTTTAGTTTGAATGAAATAATAACTGGTCAAACAAGTTCTGCTACAGCAAGGGTTAAGAGTTACAACTCAACAAATTTTGTTCTTTCCGTATCTAACATAACTGATGCCTTTATACCTGGAGAAACGATTGTTGGTGCCGGAGGAAGTTCTCTTACTCTTAAGTCAGTTAACTATATAGATACTACACAGCCATATACTGAAAGTAATACTATTCAGATAGAGGCTGATTCAATTTTAGATTTTTCAGAAACAAACCCATTTGGTGGAGTATAAACGATGTTGGGAACATACTATTATAACGAAATTCTTAGGAAAACTGTTGTTGCATTTGGAACTGTATTTAATAATTTTGATATTAGGCATCAAGATTCTGCAGGAAACGTAACTAGTATTATAAAAGTTCCACTATCTTACGCCCCCATACAAAAGTTCTTAGCAAGAATAGAGCAACAGGCAGATATTGAAAGTAAAAAAGGAATAACTCTTCCGAGAATGTCATTTGAATTAAATTCTCTAACATATGATCCATCAAGAAAGGGAACAGTAACAAAACAATTTAAAGCATTAAATAAGTCAAACAAAAAAGAAGTTAAGAAAGTATTCATGCCAGTTCCATATAATATGGGATTTGAGTTGAATATTATGACAAAATTAAATGAAGATGCTCTTCAAATAGTAGAACAAATTCTTCCATATTTTCAACCAGCTTATAATGTTAGTGTAAAGTTGATCGATGAAATTGATGAAGTTAAAGACATTCCCATTGTATTAGAATCTATTCGTATGCGAGATGATTATGATGGTGACTACAACAAAAGAAGAGTTCTTTTATATACTCTTCAATTTAATGTAAAAACTTATCTTTACGGTCCAATTCCTTCAGGATCTACTCCGGGCGTTATCAAAAAAGTTCAGGTGGATTATCATACAGATACCTCGAAGAAGACTCCAAGAAGTATGAGATATATTGGAACACCTACATCTACAAAAAATTATACTGGAACACAAACAGGAACGCTTGCTGGAAGTATAGAAGCAGATACTACTAGCATAGCAGTTTCTGACGGATCTCTATTCTCAGAACAGTCTAGAATTACAATTAATGATGAACTAATGTTTATTAGTAAAATTATTGACAATAACTTAGTTGTATCCAGGGGTTATGAAAATACAACTGCTGTTAGCCATATTGCATCAACTGCAATATTTGTTGTAGATGTTCAAGACGATATACTTATTGAAACTGGAGACGATTTTGGATTTGATGGTTCTACGGAGTTCTTTAATGATGGAAAGATGTTCAATCCAACTTCTGGCCAGGATATTGATCCTTGATTATGACTAAAAATTTTGATGAAATAGAAGATTCTTTGGGTATTGCGAAAAGTGATGAAAAGGTTGAGATTATGAAGTCGGAAGTAGTTCCGGAGAGAAGTAAAGATGATGTAACAAAGGACTATGAATATACAAGAGGAAATCTTTATTCTATTATAGAAAAGGGACAAGAAGCTATAAATGGTATTCTTGAGTTAGCACAGGAAAGTGATCAACCAAGGGCGTATGAAGTCGCAGGTCAACTTATCAAGAGTGTTTCTGATGCAACAGACAAGTTGATGGATCTTCAAAAGAAGTTAAAGGAAGTTAATGCGGAAGAAAAAGAAAAAGGACCATCGACAGTTAATAATGCTCTGTTTGTTGGATCTACTGCAGAACTAGCAAAGATGCTAAAGTCTGGATTAAAAGAAGATAAATAATAAACAGGATCTATTCTTTTTTTATGAAGTGTAAACCCGGTTACTATTTTTGCTACACTGATAAAAAGTGTAAAAAGATTCCTGCTGGTCTTAAAATGACTGGAAGGTACTTTGGTAATGGTAAGGAACCAGAAGAGGTTGGTATTGATAAACCCGTTGAGGGTGGAGAGCAAAGCTCAAATGGTAATGGTGGTAATGGTGGCAATGGAGGTGTAAGTGAATCGAAAAGTGGTGATAGTTCTTTGCGTGACTGGTTTGGCAAGAGTCGCTCTAGTGATGGGAAGCCTGGTTGGGTTCAACTGGGTGGCAAATACGCAGGTAAACCCTGTGCAAGACAACCAGGACAAACCACAAAACCAAAATGTGGTTCAAGTAAAATGAAGCGTAATCTCTCCAAAAAAGAGGAAGACGCTGCATTTAGACGCAAGAATCGCCAAGATCCAAATCCAGATAGAAAAGGGAAAGCAATTAACGTGAGCACTGAAGAATTTACAACACTACCACTTAATGTAGAAATTCCTACAGATATTAGGGACTTTAATCTTGGACTTATGTTCCGTGAGAGTCTGGATCAGAATAGTGGAATGCTATTCATATTTGATGATGTAGCTCAACAATCCTTCTACATGAAGGAAACAAGAATTCCATTGGATATTGCATTTATTAATGAAAATGGAATCATAGAAAGTATTAAACAATTAGAACCCCTCGACGAGACTCCAGTATCATCAGAAGGAGAAGTAGTATGTGCCCTTGAGGTAAATAGAGGTTGGTTCAAAGAAAACAACATCGAAGTAGGTGACGAGATTGATATTGATGAAGCAGCAGGAGAAAAAGACGCTTGCTATCATAAAGTCAAGTCACGCTACTCAGTTTGGCCAAGTGCATATGCTTCAGGAGCATTGGTCAAATGTCGTAAAAAAGGCGCGAAGAATTGGGGAAACAAAACTAAAAAAGAAGAATTTGAATTGGATGAAAAGTGCTGGCCAGGTTATGAAAAGAAGGGTATGAAGACTATGTTTGGAAAAAGATATCCAAACTGTGTTAAAAAAACAAAGAAAGAAGAAGTTGAAATACAGGATGCAAATGGTAATACATTTGCACATATTGAGGATGTTATCACTAATGAAGACTTAATGAGTGAAGCCGTAAGAGTCCCCGCAAAAACAGGGAATCTTGTCGATACCTACTTCAATTGGAGAGGTAAATACTATGCCCTTAAGTTATTTTTCCCACAATTAACTCTTCCAAAGAGATCTGATGTCCAAGATCAGGTTAGAAAAGTTTATCCCGAAGCAATACTGCAGAGTTTTAAAGTTTCCAAGTATGAACCAGGACAACCATTCTTATATGTCGAATCAGCGGCATGGACAAGAAAAGAAGGAAAAAACAAGTCAGGAGGACTTAACGAAAAAGGAAGAAAATCGTATGAAAGAGAAAATCCAGGATCTAACCTTAAAGCACCAAGCAAGAAGGTTGGAAATAAGCGTAGGGCATCGTTTTGCGCTAGAATGAGAGGAATGAA